TGATTGGAATGAATATCAAGCAGAACCGGGAACTATTAAAGTATCTGAGGGTAAATTATATATTGGAATGTGGTATAACGGAATGCAATTCTGTTCAATCGCCTTCAAAAACTTAGCGATTTATCCTACAGTCCTCTCCAAGGAGGATTGTATAAAAGCATATAATTATTTACAAACATTAAAAGCAAAATGACATGAAATACGCAATTGTAGACATCGTGTGGTGCAAGTCCCACGGAATAGAAGTCCTACCGGAAATGAGGACAAGTGTAGACCAGAGCAAGGTGATCTTGCATGAGGAATACCTTGCACCCTTCGATGATGAAGATTTTCCTCGCTATAGTTTTAGTGATCCGTCTTTTGTCGAACTACTGAATAGTGAAGAATGGACTTATCCAGAAGGAGAACAACCCGTAATCAATAGGCAGTTCAGCAGATTATTGGCTTTGGACGAACTGGACAAGGAGGCTACAGAAGAGATAAATACATATGACCTTTCCCCGTCGGAAGCCTTACAGGTCAAAGATCGATACCCCGAATGGGAAACCGGAATAAACGTCAAAACCGGTGAACGATACCGAGTTGAAGATGTCCTTTGGGAATGTGTTAAAGACCATCTCACACAAGATAACTGGAAGCCTAGCACGGCTACCCTAAGCCTGTGGAAAATAGTAGACGCAGAAGAACATTCCGGCACGATAGAAGATCCTATTCCATATAAGCAAAATATGGCACTTGAATTTAACAAGTATTACACGCAGGACGGAGTATTGTACCTCTGCATACAGGCTATGACACCGGGACCGTACGATTTAAAGGATGTGCCGGCGCATGCGCAGCCGATAAAGCAGTAATGGGGTTTAAATAACTCATAGATTGATTTGGCTATTCCGTGCAATTTGGCTATGTTTGTAACAGCATAACAAAAGATTTAGAGCCTAAGAGCCATACCCGGTAAGAGTCATATCCTGCGGGGTATGGCTCTTTTTGTTTAATTTAAAATGAAAAAGAGATGAAGACAAATCAGGAGATGGTACGCTACATTGATAATTTTTCAGTGATTCAACGAACAAGTGATGGATATTTTGACGGAGGCGAATTACTTCGTCAATGGAATAATGTAGATGAAAATCCAAGAAGACGTATGTCGGAATTTATAGATAGCCCTAAAACGAAAGAGTTTTTAAAGGCCCTATCTGTGGATGAAAGCCATAGGCTAAAAACCGACATTGGTGAAAATCAATTGCTTATAAAGACAAAAGGGAGAAACACTAAAGATGGCAAAACTCCTGATAAAGTTTGGATGAATCCTCTCTTGTTCATCAAGTTTGCCATGTGGATCAATCCAACATTTGAGGTGAAAGTACTACGTTTTGTTTATGACGAGATGATCCGATATCGTAATGACGCGGGAGATGCATACAAAGAACTTTCGTCCGCTGTTATGAAAATTGTCCCAAGCCATTTCATGCCGAAAGCAATGCAAAAAATAGGAGAGGCGTTAAACTGGATCATTTTTAACTCCCACGAAAAGATGTTACGGAATAAGCATGGAGATGAAGCAAGGTTGCGTGAGTTATGGCAATTAGAAAAGAAAATTGCTGGCTTGATAGAAGAAGGATTTATATCAACCTATGAACAGTTGATATCATATCTAAGAAAGTTGTATCGTAAAAACTGGGAACCAAAAGTACTAACGGTATAAAGCATTTTTTGATAAGTCTTCATATAGATCATGCTGGTCTGTGAAGATAGGCATGAATATTTTTTAACTTGAATTTTGATATGGCAAAGTTATACACGAAATGCGATGAGATACCTCTCTGTAGGTTCATAGAGGCATACAATGGGAATTTGAAGGCGTTGGTAATAACCGGAAGGTCTTCGGATAAAGAGTTGCGTTTGATTTTCAGTAGAATCATGGATGAATATAACCAAATTATAGAAAATAAAAATCTACAATTCGCAGTTTCTAAACGTTCTTTGATCATAAATTATTATACTAAAATATCCATTATATCAGCTATATTAAATTTTATAAAACTAGGTGAAATAGATAAGATCTCCGATTTGCTCACTATTGTTGACATAAAAAATGTGAATATTGAAACAGTTGCGGATGCGGAGAAATTGATAAATAAAATAGAATCCTCATTGGCTTATATTAGGTTAAGATTGAAAATGGCTCAAGAGCAGCTTGATAGTACCAGTCAAATCAATAGAAAGGTAGATTTTACTAAAGAGCGAATGATTTTATCGGCTCATTTCAAAATGCGGATAGATGACAAGGCATATACTGCTTCAGAATATGCAAACCTTATTAGATTAATGTTGAACGAAATAGAGGAGGTTAAAAAATATGGCAAATGAAACAAAAATAACTACAATCGTTGGAAAAGAGGCTTTTAGCCAGCTTGAAAAACTCGATGATTTAATAGGGAAGGCAAACGATTCGTATTTGATTGCGGCAAGAAATATGGCTAAGGGGTTGTCTTTTGAGCCTAAAAACATGTCCGAGTTGATTGAAAAGAATAATCAGTACATGGCTTCCCTAAAAGAGATACAGAAAGCTGAAACTGAAATTAATCGATTACGTCAAGAGAAGAACAAGGTAATACAGGAAGGGGTTAACGAAGTAATGGCCCAGATCAAAGCCGATCAAGAGGCGGCACGTATAGCTAAGGAAAAAGCCAAATTGGAAAAAGAGCAGTCGAAAGTATCAAGAGAACTTGCTGCTACAGAAAAGATTAGAAAGAAAACTTCAGAAGATCTAAGTAGGGCTAAACTGGCTGAAGAACGAGCAACAATGGCAGCATCTAAGGCAGATAAATTACATGCTCAAAATGTGCAGTTGACTTCTGATCAGGTTGAAAACCTAATTTTAAAACTTGACACAGCAAATCTTTCTTACAAAGAGCAAGCTCGCATATTAAGTCAATTGAAGGCTTATTCCAGAACTCAAGTTGGTGGTATAGATGCAGTTAACCCCAAAGTGCTTGAGAATATCCAGAAATTGGATAAACTATTGAAAGAGCAAGATGCTAAAATGGGGGTATATGGCCGAAATGTAGGTAACTATGCTTCTCATTGGGATGGATTAGGAAATGCAATCAACCAGTTAAGTCGAGAAATGCCTGCATTTGCAGTATCTATGCAGACAGGATTGCTTGCGATCAGCAATAACTTGCCTATTCTAGCTGATGAAATAGCCAGGATACGACGTGAGAATGTCGAATTAACAAAAAGCGGTCAAAAAGCAGTGCCGGTATGGAGGCAGGTCGCTGGGAGTTTGGTTTCATGGCAAACATTGTTGTCTGTAGGTGTTACGCTGCTGACTGTATATGGAGATAAAATATTTGATTTTGCTGCTAATCTATTTAAAAGCAAGGATGCTTCAAAGGCTGCATCTGATGCATTGGAAGACCTTAATTCAACAAGTGGTAAGTTTTTCGATGAGTTGAAAAATTCAGCATCCACCTATGGACAGAATGTTGTTTCCATTAAGAAGCTACAGGATGAATGGAATAGTCTGGGAGATAATCTTGATAAGAAGAAGCAATTTATCATTGACAATGAGTCTGAGTTTAAAAAATTGGATGTTTCTATTACTAATGTGAATGAGGCAGAGAATTTTTTAGTTAATAATACTGACGCATTTCTGAAGGCGCTTGAGCAAAGAGCGAAATATACAGCTGCATCAAAATTAGCAGCAGAGAAATATGCAGAAGCGTTAGAATTAGAAGCAGAAGCAGAGATAAGGAAAAATAATCCTACCTGGTTGGATAAGCTCAATACAACCAATCCTAATAAAACGATTATTGCAACAGCATCATCCATGTCTGCATTAAATGGACAATTGGTTCTTTATAATGACTCAACAATAACAGCAAAGGATAATGCAGAAAAAGCGGCAGAAGGAATAAGGGGGCAAGCTAAGGCGGCAAAAACGGCGGCTTCCATCTATATAAATGCGATGTCAGAAGCACTAAAAGAAGAAAACAAAACACTTGAAGAGGCCGGTATTGACAAATACTCGGATAAAGAAAAGGCAAAACGTGAGGAAGAACGAGCAAAACGTGAAGCTGAACGAAGAATGAAACTCGAAATGGAAGCCGAACGGACAATCCAGGAAGCCCGTATAAAACTGATGGATGAAGGTTTTGAAAAAGAGATAGAGACTCGTAATGCCCAATATCAAAAGAAAATAGATGATGTAAAGACAAAAGGAGTCCGTGTCAATGAGCAGATTGCCGCAATAGAGGCCATGAGAGACAAAGAATTGTCCGATTTTAGGGAAGAATACGAGGCTAAACGTGCAATGATTGATGCGCAAAATCGAATTTCCTATGCTAAAAAGGGTAGTTTGCAAGAGCTTGATGCACGGCTGGACATTCTTGAACTCCAAAAAGCCGCAGAATTGAAAGAAGCAGAAAAGACAGGAGCTAGTAAGTTGGCAGTAGAGGATAAGTACTTAAAACTTATAGAAGATGCTTATATGGAATTTGGTAAAGTTCAACTCTCCCGACAGCAATCTCAAAACGAGTTAGAATTGTCAGATCAGCAGATTTTCTTGAACAAAGAATTATCTATGCTTGAACAGCAATATTCTAAAGGAATAATCAAGAAAGAAGCCTACGAAAAGAAGAAAGCAGATTTGCAATATCAATATGCAGTTCAAGCCCTGCAACAGGAAATTGATCTGCTAGAGAAGAGTTTGTACCTGTTTTCTGGAGACGAACGCTTGGAAATGGAGAAAAAAATAGCCCAATTAAGGGTCCAGCTATCAAAAGAAACCACTGATAAAATAAATGCAGATGCAGAAAAAGAACTAAAAGAAAGGCAAAAGGTAGAGGAAGCAAAAAAGAAGTTGATTCAAGAAGCTGTAAATGCCATAGCAGAAATAGGATCTTCTATGTTTGACCGTAGAATACAAGAAATAGAAGCTGAGATTGACGCTAATCAAGAGGCTTATGATAAGAAGGTTGAAGAAATTGATGCTTTGGCCGAAAAAGATGTTATTACAAAAGAGGAAGCAGAAGCCCGTAAGCGCGTAGCAGAGGAGCAATCGTCTGCAAGAAACGCCGAACTTGAAAAGAAAAAGGCTGATTTGCAAACAAGACAGGCACGATTCCAGAAAACAATAGATATCACTCAAACTATTGCTGCTACCGCATTGGCTGTAACAAAAGCACTACCAAATCTTGTATTAGCTGCGCTTGTGGGGGCGATGGGAGCTGCCCAGCTTGCCACTATTATAGCCCAGCCTATCCCCAAATATGCAAAGGGTACTGATTATCATCCCGGAGGTTTGGCTATTGTCGGTGATGCCGGTAAACATGAAGCTGTTATATCTGGAGGTAAAGCGTACATTACTCCTGACACGCCGACATTGATGCCTATACCTAAAGGGGCAGAAGTTTTGCCAGACATTAACGATCCTGAGTTTTATTCCCGTTTTATGGATAACAGTTATTGGTTGACTCATAACAAAGCCGGGGAACGGGTGCAGATAGTGAACCACTTTGATGCAGAAGGCATTATTCAAGCAAGCAATAAGACGAACAACGACCTAAAAAAAGAGATTCGTTCTTTGGGCAGGATCATATCTAAAGGGCAACGTAGAACAGAATACAACTCGTATAAAAACTCAAAATTGAATTGATATGATACGTGTACAGTTATTAATAGGCGGAAAGAAATATGAAGCCACCAACGATTTAGTTAATTGGGAAGATGTTGAAATATCGATAAAGAGAAAAGACTTTGGGGGTGTATATAGGACGTTTGGCGATTCATTTGAGTTTGCCGGTGATTCTTATATGCTCTTGGAGAACGAGTTCTTGACAAACTATCTGAATGCTTCTGCTGTGATAGTCATTGGGGTATTGAATAATTCTTGGACATATAATGAGAAGATCCGGTGTAATCTTGATTTTTCTTCATACCAAAATAATGGCAACACTATATCCATAAAGGCTATAGATAACAGTGCGGAGGCTATAATCAATGCTAACAAGTCACAGGTGTATGATATCCCTGTTTCAAGTCTCAAATCGGATGAGCTGTATTATGATCGCATGGAGCTGAACAACAAAGCGGATTTTGTTGTGATACCGACCGAAGAACAGACTGATGAAGGTATTTATAAAATAAGTTTGCCTTCCAATTTTATCTTAGGAGAATATAATTTTCCGGTTGGATATACTACAACTAATTTTCCCGTTAAAAACAAAATTGATGTTGGGGACGTTAATATAACAGCTTCAGACAATGCTAATTTTTATTCTGGGTATATGATTAAGGCGTTAACTCGCATAAGCATACAATATCGAATGAGTTTTGATGTATATGCTACAATTACAAATGGGAATGCAAGTAAATTGCGATTGGAAATCGCCAAATATGCAAGGGTGAAAGACGGAGACAAACCTACACCTGTAATAATAGATTCTATATCCATACCTTTTAAGAGTAAAATCAGCATAGATAAGGCATATGATGTTGACTTAAAGGAGGGGGATAGAATTATAATGTGGAT